CATCTTCATTAATTCCTAGCAATCCCATCAGAGTGTCGATTGCGCTTTGATCTAGTTCGGGGTCAACATCTTGCTCGACTTCATTCACAGTATGAGTTGGAGACCAGCCCCCTTTGGAACGAAGGAACAACTCTTGGGACTTGAAGTCACCTGCTAATGCTTGGTCAATAACTTTCTTACCAACAGCACCATTGATCTTGGCTCTTTCAGCTTCAATAAAATTACCATACGTTTGATACATGGTGGAAAGAGACTTAGGGGCATCTTGTAGGTGTTGCATAGAGGCGATCATTTGACGGATGCTAATGCCACCTTTGATGCACTCTAGGATGTGTTTCTCTACTAGTTTACTGTAAGGTAGTTTTGCTGGCATCACTTGGCCCCTTGGTTCCGCCCTTCGGGCTTAGGCAACAATATATTTCTTACAACAACAAAAAAGTAACTTATGTGGGTAGCACAGATTGAGAACTCTAAGGGGCTATAAGTTGTCATCGGCAAGACCTCATACCTATTATTCAACATAATCTGGAGGTGTTCGTCTTGGTTGACTGAAAACTACTATGTAGCTCTCTATACTTAAGTCCTATACTTAAGTTCTACAACATACACTGTATATAAACTAGTTATGTTAAAGAAGCGATAGTGGGAAACTTAAGTTATCCCCTTACCCCTTACTTATATATACGTTCACGATTGGAAATCTTAGACACTCTTTTTGGTACTATTTTGTAACTATTTTATAAGTGCGTGGAATCACAGGAAAAAAATGAATCAAAAACCCCTTGCTTGGTCGTCGGAAAAAAAGTTAGCACTATTAGGCCACCTACTCATCGACGAGAAGTTCGCGAAAGGTTTAGGCGCACATATCGCACCCGAATGGTTTGGAACTGAGACTACACTAGTAGTCCTGCGGGCGAAACAAATCAGGTTCACAGAAGAAATAGGTAGGCTACCTACCCCTAAAGAACTACCCGAATGCCACCTGATGAACGGTGAACCTGATGATCAAAAGCATCGGTTTGCTGTAGCTGTGGATGACTGTATCAGAAAAACAGCAGAATACCCCTTAGACGCTCTGCAGTTAGAGGTAGCTGACTGGTACAAGGATTTACTCTTTAGAAGTGCCTATGAGGCTTCTGGACAGCTTTATCAGCAAGGTAAAGCGCAAGATGCAATCAAAATTACGTCTGATGCCTTGTTAGAGAAGCTGGATGCCCAAGCAAAGAAACTTGGTTACTTAGAAACCTTGTGGAAAAACCTAAAGAATGCCGCCAGCGGCTTTTGGGATTGGCTAAAAAGCATTGGGCGTGATGACCCCACTAGGGCAATTAGAGAACTTGAAGAACAGATGGAAAGGACAATGCAAGGCGTTGCTTTCCGTAATGGCAAAACATCTGAATATGACGCATTAAAAGAAAAGCGTGATCGTCTTAAAAGAGAACTTGAAAATGACATAGCAAAAGCTCAAGCTGATTCAAAAGCCGCAGAAAAGAACAAAGAAAGAATTGATGCTTACGCTGGAGCTGGTGGAGCTTCAAAAGCAAAATCAATTGCTCAAAAGACGGCTGAGATTATTGCACAAATGGAATATGAGACTAAGGCTGCGGGTCTTGAAAAAATAGCTCAAATTGAATTAGCAAAAGAACGCGACATTCAAATTGCAAAAACAGAGATTGCAAAGCGTAATGCCGATGAGCGATTTGCTATGGCAGCTCTTAATGCAAATGAACTTGCAGCTCGTATAAAGCAAATCGAAGCCAGAGCAGTTGGGCAGAAAGAAGAACTTTACAAAGAATCTCGTAAGAAGTTTGACGACCTTGCTAAGACCGAGCAGGACTCTATTGAAAAAGAACGTGAACGTCTGCAAGTCTACAAAGAGAACATCTTGGCAAGTCAGCAAGACTTAGACATTGCTTTGTCTCGCTTGAAGACTCAACAAGATTTAGTGACTCTGAGTAAACAAGAGAACATGAAAGATGATGATCGCACTGCGGCCGCATCTCGTATTCAATACCTTGACAAACAGCGTGAAGCAGTAATCATGCAGCGTGAAGAATTAAAGCGTCTGCAAGACATGAACCAATCTGTGTTTAACAACATGGGTAGCGCCATTGATAATTTTGTTCGCACTGGAAAACTGTCATTTAAAGACTTGACTCGTAGCATTATTCAAGACCTCATCTCTATTGCGATGAGAGCGCAAATGATGGCAATGTTTAAAGGGTTTAGCTTTTTTGGTATGTCTGGCGGAGGCGGGTCTACAACAGGCGCTCCGCTTAGTCCTTCATTTTCTGCCGCTCCAACACTTGCAGCTAATGGTGCTGACGCTCAAGCTGGTCAACCGTTTTACGTTGGAGAAAGAGGGCCAGAGTTGTTTGTGCCTCAAGGGGCTGGCACAATTATGCCAAATAGCATGGTTGGAGCTATGTCAAACAATCAACCTCAAGTGGTCTACAACGGCCCATACATTGCCAACATGAGCGCAATTGATACGCAGTCTGCCACTCAATTCTTGGCAAAGAACAAACAAACAATATGGGCCGTGAATCAATCCGCGCAACGGTCTTTACCAGTGAGCAAGTAACATGAGTTTGCAAACAATTCTTTCAATCAGCGAATCGGTTGGCATTAACGATCAACGCTTCGTCGGGCAGACTGTCAGCCGAAATCAAAAGATCACGACCTCAGAAATTTTGACTGTTGTGCCTTTCGGTTTTGAGTTGAAGCCAATGAACTATTTGTTGTACTCGCAAAATCGTGGTGTTCTGAACAGTCTAAGGATTCCTGACAAAGCGTTGACTCAGTATTTGAATTTCGGTTCGACTGGTTGGTTGAACTACATAAAATACCAAGGGGAAATGACACCTTCTGAAATTTCTGCTTGTCAATGGCAAACTTCAAGCGCAGCGAAAGTGCTTGTTCTTGGCTCTTTGCCAGCGATCACTTCCACAAAGTTTTTATTCAAATCTGGTGATTTTGTGCAAGTCGGTTTGTACTCTTACATTGTGACAGCAGACGTTTTGAGAGGCTCAACAACTACTGTTGATGTTCCCGTTCATCGCAGTTTGATTTCCGCTTTGTCGACGACTACTCCATGTGTCGCTGGGCAGTTCGGCACAACTGTTTCTATGGGTGGAAACACATACACAGGCGTTACATTCCCAGTAATTTTGCGGGAATATCCAACATACGCGCTCGTACCAATGACCAACGATTCTTTCATCAGTTGGAGCGGCTCATTTAAAGCATTTGAAAGCGTTTTATGAACGTCATTACGCCTGTAAACAACATAAACAATATTCGCATTGCCGATTTTGTTCGCATAAACACTGGTTCCGCTATTTATCGTTTCACAACAGCACCATCAGACACTACTGTTTCTGCGGTAGATGCTACGCCATTCAGCGCGGTAGGTACGATCATGAAAGTCGGCGATGTTCAGCGAGACATCAAAAGCACAGCCAACGAGACTACTGTTACTTTGATCGGAATTGACACTGCTTTGTTGGGTTGGGTTTTGAGTCAAAGTGTTAAAGGTTCACAAATTCAAATGTGGCACGGTTTTTACAACACAAACAATCAATTGATCACGACTGGTGGCGCTGGAGGTTTGTATCAATTTTTCAGCGGGATAGTCACTTCATTTACGATTTCAGAAATGTGGATGGAGGAGGCTCGTTCATACGTCGGGACGATCACTATCGCCGCGTCTGCGATACAACTTATTTTGCAGAACAGGATTGCTGGACGATACACAAACAACAACTCTTGGCAGTTTTTCAACAGCGGAGATACATCCATGAACCGCGTCAATTTCATTCAAAACGTGAATTATCAATTCGGTAAAAACGCATGAGGGTAAGACACGCAACGCCTTTCGACATTCCTGCACTGATTGTTTTGTTGAAACAGTATCGATCACACACGCCGCTTCAATTTTTGAACGAGGCTGATGACGAGCAATACATCAAAACAATGTTGACAGAAATGATCAGCGGTAAAGGCGTCGCTCTTGTTGCAGAGAACGGCGAAGTTTTTGGAATGTTGATTGCGGCGATTCATCCAAGTCGATGGTCTCCAAAACATTTGCTACTGACGGAAATGGCTTACTGGGTTGAGCCTGAGTATCGCGGCGGCACAGCGGGTTATCGTTTGTTGGCTATGTACGTTGCTGAAGCAAAACAATTGAAGACGTCTGGTCGAATTTGTAATTTTTTCATCAGTAAGATGGTGAACAGCCCTGATTTGTCTTATGACAAATTTGGATTCGAAAAACTTGAAGAATTTTGGGTGATTTAAATGCCAGCATCAGTTGTTTTGGCGGCAGTTTTCGGCGACGCTCTTTTAGCGGCGGCGGCTCTCGGCGCAACAGGTTACGCAGTCACTTCGTTTGCGATCAACATGATTGCGTCATCAATCATTAGCAAAGCATTCGGCGCTCAAGGACCCAATGTCAACGACGCGCAAAACCAACAAAACCCAGGCAACAGATTGCAAATCGCACCTGCTGGTGACAACAAAATTCCAGTCGTTTATGGCTCCGCTTACGTTGGAGGCATCATCACCGACTTGAGTATTACTTCAGACAATCAGAAATTGTTTTACGTCCTTACTCTTGCCGAAGTAACGAACACAGAAAGCGGAAACTCTCCAGACGTTTACACCTTCGGAGATGTTTATTGGGGTGGAAAAAAATGCCTGTTCGGGACGGGTTCTGACACTTACAAAGTCGTTGGTTTGTTTGACGAGTCCACGGGTGTTACAGACACAACTATTTCTGGCAAGATGAACATTTATCTTTACAGGAACGGCTCGTCTTTTGGCGCAAATACATCATTGACCGCAATTCAGGTCATGCAAACAAGTGGGTTGGTTTATCAATGGGACAACACAAAGTTGATGAGCAACGCGGCATTCGCAATTATCGAGTTGACCTACAACCGAGAAGCGAATATCACTGGAATCCAGCAAACAAAATTTCAACTTACAAACAGTCGATACAAAACGGGCGATTGTTTCAGTGATTATTGGCAGTCAACAAGGTACGGTGCTGGACTTTCTGTTTCAGAAATCAACACCACATCTTTGACAGAGTTGAACGCATACGGTGATGAGTCTTTTACCTACACGCCTTACAGCGGTGGAACCGCAACGCAAACTCGTTTCAGATTTGACGGGACTCTCGATACCAACAACACCATCATGACCAACATGCAGTCTATGGCATCTTGCTGTGACTGTTTGATCAAATACAACGAAATAAATGGCACATGGGGAGTCATCGTTCAAAAGCCGACCTATACGGTTGTTATGGACATTAACGATTCAAACATGGTGTCGGCGATTCAAGTTTCCCCGATAGATTTGGCTTCTAGTTACAACATCGCTGAAGTCAAATTTCCAGACGGCTCGTCACAAGACTCATTCAACAGTTGCACTTTTGACTTGGCTGAAATAGCCCCATCACTGCTTTATCCGAACGAGCCGATCAACAAACAAACGATCAGTTTGCCACTTGTGAACAACAGTGTCCGCGCTCAATATCTTGCGAATCGTTTTTTGGAATCTGCAAGAGAAGATTTGCAAATCAGAGTCGATATAAATTTTTCTGGATTGCAACTTGAAGCGGGTGATGTTGTCACAGTCACAAACGCCAACTATGGGTGGTCCGCAAAACTTTTCCGCATTTCTCAAGTCATCGAAAAATTCGGTGAAGATGGGCAAATCACGGCTTCATTGTCTTTGCTTGAGTTCAATCCTCAAATTTATGACGATGTAAACATCACGCAATTCACACCCGCACCAAACACGGGCATAGGTTCTCCGCTCGGTTTTGGAACTCTTTACGCGCCAACTGTCACCAACGTCCAAGCAACATCCCCTGTTCCATCTTTCGATGTTGCTGTCACAGCGGCGAGCAACGGAATTGTTCAATACGCAGAGGTCTATTACTCTGCTTTTTCTACGCCTACGCTTTCTCAAAGATTTTTTGCTGGAACAACTGCTGTAAATGCTGGAGGCAACCCATACAACCCGTCATCCTCGATGGGAAACGTCACCCTGAGTAACATTCCACAAGGGGATTGGTACTTTTCTGTGAAGTACGTAAATTCGCTTGGCTCCAGTAATTTTTCTGCCTCATCTTCTGTTTTTCAATGGCGTCCTCTGACGTTCCAATTTGGTGCGCGATGGTTGGCTGTTGCTTATGCTGACAACTCAACTGGTACGAGCGGATTCAGTTACAACCCTCGCAACAAAACATATTTCGGCATTTACAACAACGATGTGGCAAACGGAGGAACGAATCCCGCGATATATACATGGTATTCAGTTGCTGCTTTTGGAACCGCAAATTATCTTTTATACGCTAACAGGCAAAACCGTAAGTTCAGTTTTGACGTAGGAAGCGCAGGATATTTGAATTTGGGAGGAGCATTCGTTCCAACTCAAACGTCACTTTATGATGCAACTCAATGGTCTGGTTTGATAGACCCAACAGGGTCGTTCCAAAGTTTTATTGACTTAGACGCTCGCACAGGTCAACTCACAATTGCTGGCGCAACTGGCAACAACGTGAACGACGGATTTTTGGCTGTTACCAACAACACTGACGGCTCAATGAAAGTCAACTTGCATGACTTTCTCAATTTCGGCGCTGGCGTTTACTCTAAGTCATTCACTGCGGCAACTCTTACGATTGACGTTTATGGTCGCGTTGTAGGGTTCACTGAGGCTGACAATTTCTATTACACAGAACAAGTTTTCAACGCTACTAACGGTCAAACCAGTTTTAGTTTCACTCATGTGATTGGCTGGATTATTGTTTTCCGAAATGGAGTTCTACTCGACCCAAGCGAATACACTGAGACTACTACTACGGTAGTGATGAATACGGCTTGCGCTGTCAACGAAAAAATTGTCGTGATTTTTATGCGTGGCAACAGCACAAGTGAATATTACGAGCCATTGAATATTGCGATTGCTTCTAGCACTAGCAATACTGTGACCTACTCTAGTTTGCCTTGGAATCCAGTTGCGATAGGAGACAAAATAACATTTGCCAACACTGGCGCACCGACGCAATACACAGTGTCGAATGTGAATCAGGTCACAAAAGTTATCACATTTACAACTTCTATTTCTGGCGCAACTACGGGCTTGTCTTTGTATCGTTACCGCGCGGCTGGCTCTGACTACAGGCCGTTTACCAGAAGCGATCAGGATGTGACAAACGCAACAAGTTTGCTGCCTACAACTTACGCGATAAGAAACGGATTCGAATTTATTTTTGTAAACGGCTCTCAATTCAGCGAGATTGATTACAACGTCAACATTGGCTCTGGAGCGATTGAAGGGTTTCCTGCGCCTGTGACGGGCCGCTCAACAATCATTCAATTCACTCCGAACAATTTAGGTGTTCCTGCGAGTAATATCGCCAACACTCAGGCGTATTCAACATCTGGTCAAACTACATATCCTTTCCAAAGTAATCCGCTTTCGATGGAGGTTTATGCGAACGGATGTTTGTTGATAAAAGGCTCTGGATATGACTACACAGCCAGCGCGAACAACTTTATTTTGACTACCGCTTTCGACAACAATCTAACCTTGCTAAACCAACAGACTTTTGCTAGAATGGGCGCGGCTTAAAGGGAAACCATGACACAAGCATTTAATCTTTCACAACTGGCGAACAACCTAAATAGTTCTGGTCAACTCGACGCGACAGACGGTCTGGTAAATGCTGTTCCTGTCGGCAACGGAGGAACTGGTGTTAGCAGTTTGACTGGAATTGCTTATGGCAATGGAACAAGCGCATTTACCGCCGCAACTTCAGCGCAAATTCGTACCGCTTTAGGTACGTTGCCAGTTGGTTCTGGAGGCACTGGCGTTACAGCCTTGACTGGTTTGGCTTATGGAAATAACACATCTGCATTTACGGCCGCAACAGCCTCTCAGATTGTTTCCGCTATTGGCACAACCGCAGTCACAAACGCAACAAACGCAAGTTACGCTACAACCGCAGGAAACGGCGTAGTTCCAAGAGTGCCACCAGCATTAACGGTACAAACCCAACCAGTGTCAGCCAAAGTCGTGCCGTATTCCACAAACGTGAAAGCAGAAACTAAGTTTGCCCATGTGTTTGCATCAGCAGAACGCGCCCACGAAGTTGCAGACGCAACATAAATGCCGTTATCTTGCGATGCGGTTTGATTCTTAACCAACACTCGATCACCAACAGTAAGGGTTGCACCCCAATCTCCGCCAGCCTGAGTACCCAAACCAGACAACGTTATGTTTGCAGTTGTGCCAGCCGACACAGATGCTTTAACGTCAAGACCTTGTGCAATGTTGTCAACATAAATTTTGGTTGCAGCATCTTGGTCGCTAACAGGGTCAGCCAAACCAGTAAGACGTTGACCACCCATACCAAATGCAACAGTTGGCGCAGACAGGTCCGAGAGGCTTGCTTGCGAAGCGGCAGTAGCCAAGCCCTTACCGTTGACAGTGATCTTGGTAAAAGTACCTACGTTGCTGTTGACAGTTGCAAGAGTCATCGCAATGTCAGCGTTTGCAGAGCCGTCGAAAGATGCAGAACCAGTTGCGTCACTAGACACCGACAAAGTGCGTGATGTAGCTAACTTGGTAGCAGTACCAGCATTACCATCAACAGAGCCAACGATAGTGCTTGAGAACGTCTTTACGCCGCCAACAGTCTGTGCGCTGGATGTGTCAACAAAAGCGCCAGTACCAGCAATAGGAATTATGGTAGTAGCAGAGCCGCCAGCACCGCCTGTGCCTGTACCGTAGTACAGAACATTCGTTTGCTCGTTAAAAGCAAGTTCGGCGTTTGCCAAAGTGCTTGGAGCGCCAGCGCCGCCACCGTTTGCGCGACGTTTAATGCGAATAGTATTTGACATGATAATTCCTTAAAAGTTGCCGCCGTCGGCGATTTCGGTTTGGGGGATGTTTGTCCAAGAATTGTTGTTGAACATCAACGCATCTAGGTTTTGAGGGCTTAAAACATTGACGGGGTAGCCCCCAATATCGTTGTTTCCGCTTTGGCCTTGCACACCGCGATTGATTTGCACAATCTGCGTTGCAACAGGGGTTACTTCAACCTTTACAGTAGTCGCGGGTTTAACACTCAGTTGAATGTTGTTTGCGTCTTGAACTGTAACGTTGGTGTTGCTTGGTACGGCTGTGACATTCAAATTTGCCATGACGCACCCTTAAATTTTTACAATGCCGTCAGATCGAACAAGAAACAGCAAGAAAATAATGTTGTCTTCTGGAGGAGTTGTACCCACGACAGGAAAACTGATCTTGATGCGACCAGAAAATCCTGCACCAGTAGCGAAGTTGATTTCGATGATTTGGTAGAGGAGTATGTTCCTTTCACGGCGAGTCCCAACGATTTTTATGGTCACTGCAAAGAAATTTATCATCGATGTATCCCTGGCCATT